CTAGCTATTATAAATGAATTAGATGATGAAAAAGAATGGTTAGATGAAGAATGTTGGTATAAAGCAAATCCAGCATTAAATGTAATTAAATCTATGAGAAACCTAAGAGAAAAGGTATTAAGAGCTAAATCTAATCCAATTGAGTTAGTAAATCTATTATGTAAAGATTTCAATATAAGACAAAACAATGTTAATGCATGGTTGACATTTGATGATTTAAACAACGAGGCAACATATTCAGATTGGAAAGATTGTTATTGCATCGGGGGCGTAGATCTCAGTTCCACTGTGGATCTCTGTGCCAGTACCTTATTAGGTGTAAGAAAAGGGAAGATACTTGTTAAACAAATGTATTGGATTCCAACTAATGCATTAGAAAAGAAAGTAATAGATGATAAGATACCATACGATAAATGGTTAAAGAATGGATATCTAAGATTATCTGGAGAAAGTAAGATAGATTATCACGATATAACAAGTTGGTTTTTAGAAGAAGTTGAAAAGAATGAATTAAGACCATTATGGGTAGGTTATGATAGCTGGAATGCACAATTCTGGTGCGATGAAATGAAATCTTATGGTTTCGATATGATTGAAGTAAGACAAGGTTATAAGACTGAATCAGCACCATTAAAACAAATGAAAGCTGATCTGATAGATAAAAAGATTAACTATAACAATAATCCAATAACGAAATGGAACTTATCAAATGTAGCAATAAAACAAGATGATAATGAAAATATAATGATTACCAAAGAAAAAAGTAGACAAAGAATTGATGGAGTGGCAAGTTTAATGGATGCATATGTCATATATGTAAACAAGCAACAAGAATATTTGAATTATATTAGCGAGGTGGTGTAGGAAATGGAAAGAAGAAACTTATTACAAAGAATATTTGGAAAGAAGGAGAATAATTCACAAGTTATTACAGAAGTTAAACTGATGGATGGGACACCAGCAGTATTTACTGAATATAATGGGAAGTTTTATAAAGATCCTGCTGTATTAGCTTGTATAGATGCCATAGCTCGAAATTGTGCTAAAATGCATCCAAAACATATAAGAAAATCAGAAGATAAAGTAGAATACTTAAAAGGTAATATATATAGAACAATTGCAAATAAACCTAATGAGTTTCAAAATGCATATCAATTTTATTATCAATTAATTTCAATGTTAGAGTTAAACAATGATGTTTATGCATATGTAAAGAAAGATGCTGATTTAAAAGTTGAAGCAATATATGTCTTAACTGTAACAGAAACTAAATTATTTCAAGCTGGAGATAAATTGTTTTTAAGAGCTAAGTTTGGTTATTCTAATGAAAAATATATACCATATGATGATTGTATTCATTTAAGTAGATTTGTTAGTAATGATGGTTTATTTGGTGGTACATCAGAACCAATAACTAAAGTATTATCTATGAAACATATATTAGATGAAGGTATTATTAATGCAATTAAGACAACAGCATCAATTAAAGGTGCATTAAAGTCAACTAAAGCAATACTTAAACCAGAAGATGTTAAAAAGATGAGAGATGAGTTTCTTAAAAACTTCCTTGATGACAGTGATGGTGCTGGAATAGGTGGTTTAGATGCATCTACTGATTTTAAACCAATTACACTTGATCCTAAAACAGCAAGTGATGAACAAATAAAAGAAATCAATGATAAAGTTTTAAGTTACTTTGGATTAAGTAAAGAAATTTTACAAAGTAATTATTCAGAAGATCAATGGAATGCATTTTATGAAAGTGTATTAGAACCAATAGCAATACAAATGGGATTAGAGTTTACTAATAAAATATTTACACCAACAGCAATATTCTTTGGTAATGAAATAGTATTTGAAAGTAATAGATTACAATATGCAAGTAATAAAACAAAAATAGAATTAGCTAGATATGTAAGTAATATTTTAAGTATTAATGAACTAAGAGAAATATTTAATTTAGCACCAATAGATAATGGAGATAAATATTTAATAGATCAAAATCATGAATTAAATGATGAACTAGGAGGTAATGATAATGAAGGAAAAGGAAATTAGAAAATTAGATATTCAACTAAAAGCAGTTGAAAAGAAACAAGCCGATAATGATGAATCAGAAGAAATGCGAATTGAAGGATATGCAGCAGTATTTAATAGTCCAGAAACATATGGATATACTGAATTAATTGCACCAACAGCCTTTGATGATACAGATATGAAAGATGTAGTCCTAAGATATAACCATAATGATAATTTTATTGTATTAGCAAGAACTAGAAATAAATCACTTAAATTAAATGTTGATGAAAAAGGATTATTTATAGATGCTGTATTACAAGATAATATTACAGAACATAGAGATATATTTAATGCAATTAAGAGTGGTTTAATTGATAAACAATCATTTGCATTTACAGTAGAATCAGAAGAATACAATTATGAAACTGATACAAGGACTATTACTAAAATTGGTAAATTATTTGATGTATCAGTAGTTGATTTTCCTTTCTACAATGATACTGATGTTAGTGTAGCAAGAGCTGCTAACAACGATGAGTTCTTAAAGAAAAGAAAAGAATTAAGAGAAAAATACGAAAAAGAAGAAAATGAACGAAAAGAAAAAGAAGAATTAGAAAAAGCAAAACAAGAACTATTAGCAAAATTAGGTTAATACGATTATGAGAAAACACCTGGAGAGGTGTTTTTTTGTTGGTGGACACCAACTAAGTCGATTGATAAATCCTGGAGAGGAATAATGGGAGTTATCCCTTAAATAGCAAAGATAACAAGGAGGTCTATATGGAAGAAAAGACTAGAAAAGAACAAATTGAAGCTCGAAAAATTGAAATTAAATCTGAAGTAGAAGCTGCTGAAGATAAAGAAACAATAGAAACCTTAACTGAAGAAGTAGAAGCTTTAGATCAAGAATTAAAAGCTTTAAACGAGCATCAAAAAAATGAAAGTTTAACAAAGAAACTTGAAGAAAAAAGTGTAACTGTTAAAGAGATATCTAAGGAGGAAAAAAAGATGGAAGAAAAGTTCACAGTTAAAAGTGCTGAATATCGCACAGCATGGGCTAAATCTATGATGGGTTTAACACTAGATGAAGTTGATAAAAGAGCGATAGGAGATGCAATTGGTACAACAGCAACTACATTTGTTGAAGCTGATGGAAGTCATAATGGTATTAATAATTTAGGTTTATTAATTCCAGAATCAGTAAGATTAGATTTACTAAAAATGGCAGAAGAAGCTTCTCCAATTTATAGAGATATTACTAAATTAAATATCCCTGGAAATGTTGATTTCCCTTATCTATTTGCTGCTGATGATGCTGAATGGTATGCAGAAGCTAATTCAACTAAAAACGAAGGTCAAGAATATAGAAATATTAAACTTACTGGACATGAGTTAGCTAAAGCAATCGAAATTACATGGAAAGCAGAAGCAATGACAGTAGATGGATTCATTGATTTCTTATTAAAAGAATTAAATATCAAAATGAATAAAGCATTAATTAATGGTGTTATTTATGGTACTGGTTCTGGAGAACCAACAGGTATTACTAATTCATTAACTAAACAAACAAATGTTAATCCAATTGAATTAGCAAAAACTCTATTAGGTTCATTAAATGGGGATAATAGAGTAGGTGCAAAAGTATATGTTGCTAGTGATGTAGGAGATGCTATTTTATTCTACAAAGATGGTAATGACAATTATCCATATCTTGTTGGTGGATTAAATAGAGTTGGTTCTGCACAAATTGAAGTTGATCCATTCTTAGCTGATGGAGATGTTGTTGTAGGTAATGCTGCAAATTATATCCTTAACTTCAATCAACCATTAAGAGTAGATAAAGAAATCAAAGTACAACCAAGAAGAGTTGTATATGGTGGATATCTAATTGCTGATGGTAATAAAAAACCAGGTGCATTTGCATATGGTTCAACTACTGTAATAAGTGGTTAGTAGAAAGAAGGTAATCGACTATGCTAGAAAAAATAAAAAAAATACAGGGAATAAGTCATAATGAATTTGACGATATGATTAATACCTGGATTGAATCAGCAAAACTTGATTTAATAAGTATTGGCATAGTCAATACTTTAGTTAATAATCCTGATAGTTTAGTTGAAACAGCAATAATTACTTATGTATTAAGTTTTCTTGATGTAGTTAATAGTGAATTATATGCTAACTCATATTCGCTGCAAAAAGATACATTAAGACATATAACAAGTTACATTTCAAGTGAGGTGTAATTATGGAATATCAGGAAATAATATATTTAGTTAGTAAAGTTCAAGAAGAGGATGAAATAGGAAATATTCAAACCTCTTCTTTTCAACTAACTAAAAGATATGCAAAAAGGCAAAGTGTAAGAACCAATGAATTTTATAGTGCAGTTGAAACAGGTCTAACACCAAGTGTTGAATTTGTGATGAAAAGACTTGATTACGATGGACAAGATGAACTTAATTGGAACAATAAAAGATATTCAGTAATAAGGACAATAGATCCAAAAAATAAGTTTGATATTGTTTTGGTATGTGCAATAAAAATAGGTGTAAATGAGTAATTCTATTTTAGATGTAAAAGAAATATTGAATGAATATGCTGAAGATATCCAAGAGGGTATGAGTAAAGAAGCAATAAGTAATTCAAAACAAGCAGTAGCAGATTTAAAAAAGACCTCACCTAAAAGACCACGATCTGGCAAATATGCTAGAGGATGGACAGTTAATACAAAAAAAGGTAGAAGTCAAATAAATTGCACTGTTTGGAATGCAAAAGAGTGGAGATTAACACATTTACTCGAAAAAGGGCATATAAATAGAGATGGTAAAACAAGAACAAGAGCTATACCACATATTAAACCTGTTGAAAAGAAATATGTTAATGAATACGAAAAAAATGTAGAAAATATAATCAAAAATGGAGGATAAAATGCATAAACAAATTTATGACTTATTAAAAACCTTGAATATACCAGTTGCATATGATCATTTCAATTCAAATAAAGAGGTTACATTACCATTTATTGTGTATCGTGAAATAGGAACTGACACTTTTAAAGCCGATGGTGTAACTTACTATCGACCTTATAGTTTTGAAATAGAACTAATTACTGAAAAAAAAGATGTTGCTTTACAACAAAGTATTGAGGAATTATTAACATTAAATAATATTCCATATGACGTTAATGATGAAATATGGGATGAGGAAGAAAAAATTTATCATAATTATTACGAAATATAGGAGGTAAATTATGGCAAAAAAAGTACAATTTGGATTAAGTGAAGTACATATTGCACCAATTACTGAAGTAACTACAAATGGTTATACTTATGGAACTGTATTTGCAATTCCAGGTGCAGTAAACTTAACATTAGATCCTGAAGGAGAAGAAAATCCATTCTATGCTGATAACACTAAGTATTTCAATACATTTGCTAATCAGGGTTATACTGGTTCACTTGAAATGGCTATGTTCTCAGATGATTTTAGAGAAAAAATTCTAAAAGAAGCAGTAGATACAAATGGTGCACATATAGAAGAAGCTGATGTAACACCAGCAGGATTTGCATTAGGTTTCCAAATAGAAGGAGATTCTAATGAAGGTAGAAGATATTGGTATTACAATGTTAGTGCTGCAAGACCAAGTACAACAGGTGCAACAACTGAAACATCTATTGAACCACAAACTGAAACCATTGATATTACTGCAGCACCACGTTCAACTGATAAAAAGGTAAGAGTATATATTGATAAAAGTGAAACAAATACAAGTGTATATAATTCATTCTTTAGTACAGTATATGAATCTAATATATCAGGATAATTAATACTACTCTTATGAGTAGTACAAAGACTACTCTATTGAGTAGTTTTTTTAGTATTCATAAGAAAAGGAGGTAATTTAATGGCAAGTAGAAACATAAAAGGTATTACTATTGAAATTGGTGGAGATACATCGAAATTACAAAAATCATTAACTGCTTTAAATACACCAATTAATAAAATCAATAAGGAACTTAAAGATATCAATCAAGCATTAAAATTAGATCCAAAGAATACCGAATTATTAGCACAAAAACAAGACATATTAAGAAGAAACATTGAAGCATCAAAAGATAAGTTAAATCAGTTAAAAGAAGCACAAAAAGAAATGGGAAATTATACAAGTTTAACTGATGAACAAAAAGCAGCATATAATCGATTAAGTGCTGAAATAGCAAAAAGTGAAGATGCAATAAAAAATATGAATGCCGAATTAAAAGGCACGAATAAAATTGATTTTTCTAAATTAAAAGAAGGACTTGCACAGGCAGGTAAAGTTGCAGGAACAGTTGCTGCAACAGTTGCAGCAGCAGTAGCTGCAGCAACAGCAGCAATTGGTAAATTGATGAAAGAGGCAGTCAAGTCTTATGCTGAATTTGAACAAAATGTTGGTGGTGTAGAAACAATATTTGGTGATAGTGCAGAACAGGTAATAAAGAATGCACAAAAGGCATATCAAACTGCAGGTGTTAGTGCAAATGAATACATGAAAGGTGTTACTTCATTTGGTGCTAGTTTGTTACAATCAACAGCAGGTAATACTGAAAAAGCAGCACAAATTGCTGATATGGCATTCCAAGATATGGCTGATAATGCAAATAAATTTGGTACATCAATGGATAGTATTCAAAATGCATATCAGGGATTTGCAAAACAAAATTACACCATGTTAGATAACTTAAAATTAGGTTATGGTGGCACTAAAAAAGAAATGCAAAGATTATTAAAAGATGCACAAAAAATTACAGGCATTAAATATAATATTAATAATCTTTCAGATGTATATGAAGCAATACACGTAATTCAAGAAGAATTAGGTGTAACAGGAACTACTGCTAAAGAAGCAAGTACAACAATAACTGGAAGTTTAAGTAGTATGAAAGCAGCATTTGATAACTTCTTAAACGGTAGTGGTGGTGTTGAAGATTTATCAAAAGCAATAACAACATTTTTAAAGAATGTATTAGAGGCAGTTAAGAAATTAGCACCTGGTATTATATCAGGTTTGGTTGATCTATTTAACACATTAGTACCTGAATTAGCAGGTATGATTAGTGAATTACTTCCAATTATAATAGATGGTGCAAAACAATTAATTCAGGGATTAATTGATTTTATAAATAATGATAGTGAACAATTTATTAATATGGCAATAGATCTATTAATGAATTTAGTTCATTTTATATTAGAAAATTTACCACTATTATTAGAAGCATCAATTAAGATAATTAATCAAATTGCAATAGGAATAGCACAGGCAATGCCTGATTTAATTCCAGCGATAGTTAATTGTGTATTGTTAATGGTAGAAACATTACTCGACAATATTGATTTATTAGTTGATGCAGCATTTCAATTGATAAATGGAATAGCAATAGGTTTAATTAATGCAATACCAGAATTAGTAAAAAAAGCCCCTGAAATAGTAATAAAATTAGTAGCAGCATTAATAGAAAATGCACCAAAAATGTTAGAGGCAGCAGTTGAATTAATAGCGAGTTTGGTAGAAGGATTAATTGATGGTTTAAAAGAAATATTTGAAGTTGGTGTTCAAATGGTTGAAGAGTTATGGGAAGGTATAAAATCTAGTAAACCATGGTTAAAAATAGCTGTATCAG